TAAATCTTATAGTATCACTTGCTACATCTAATCCAACAGTTGCAGTATTAGTAGGGTTAATATAAAGTTGACCTGTTAAAGTACCTCCTGTTAATGGAAGGTAAGAGCCTAAGTCAGAAGTTAAAGCTAGAGTTCCAGTTGTTGCTGGTAAAGTATAAGTATAATTAGAAGCATTATTAAAATTAAATCCACTATTATTACCATTGCCAAAATATAATCTAAAACCATCAGTTGTGCCACTTGTAGAAACACCAAATCCAGTATAACCAGTTGTAGTTGCATTAACACCATTTTGCAATAATATACTACCACTATTTATTAAAACACCACCACTAAAACTTTTTTGTCCAGTTATAGTTTGTGTAGTAGCTAAAGTAACATACCCTGTTAAGCTAGGTATATCACTTGTTAAAGCCAATGTGCCATCTGCATTTGGCATTGTATATATTCTATTTACATTATTTGTAAGAGAATTACCATTAAAATAAAATGTTTTAGAATTTGTACCATCTTGATTAAAAGATATGCCTAAATAAGCTGTTGTTAGTGCAAATACACCAGTATAACCTAAACCACCATTAATTGAACTAGCATTATATTGTTTAAAATTTAAAACACCACCACTACCAGCAGATCCATTAATATTTATATAACCACCAGTTGATAAAGGATAATTTCCTAAATCTACACTTGAAGTTGCACCACTATAAGGTACATAAGAACTAAGATTAGAAGTAAGTGCTATTGTACCACTTGCAGCTGGAAATGTATAGGTTTGTGTAGAGTTATTAAATACAAGATTTGCAATGCTTGAATTATCCCTAATTACTAAATTATTTGTAGTAACATCTGAATAAATATTTACAGTTGTGGTACTAAATGCCGTAGGTGTGCTTCCCTTACTTAGATAAATTCCATATTGAGTATTTGTTCCTGAAGTATTTGTAAAACTTGCAAATCCACTAAATGTCTTTGCTCCACTAAAAGTTTGAGTGCTTTCTAATAAAGCTATTGTTCCTGTTGCAGCTGGGAATGTGTATGAATAACCTGTTGTACTTGGTACTAATAAATTATTAGAAACTCCAGCACTATTTGTTATTGCTAACCCATTAGATAATCCGTTTAAATTAGTATATCCAGTTACTACTGGTACTATGCCAATATCATTTTTTAATTGTATCCCTGTTTCGTTCTTAGTTGATAAATTAAAAGTCTTAATACCTGCTATTGTTTGAGTACCTGTTGTAATCAATCCTCTTGCACTTGCACTTGCATCTGGAATGTTAAAAGTATGCGTTGCCGTTGAACTAGAAATATTAAAGTCAGTTCCACTTGTGCCTGTTGCAAAATATTGTACTTGTGCAGTCAATCCATTTAAAGCAGTTATTCCTGTTGAGAATGTTGTTATGATTTGACACAAATGAGAATCTTGTGTATGTACTGTTGTAGTCTTTCCACCACTATTTGTTGCATATAACTTAACTGCTAATCTATCCGTTAAAGCTAAAGTTGTAGCTGGAACTGTCATTGCAAAAGTGTACAAATTCAAATTCACACCATCGTATAAAATCTCATTACTACTTGTAGCAATCAAAGTAAAAGTAGTTCCGTTATACACATAAAGTTCTGCGTACATCTGAGGAGTACCTCCATTAGAACTCATTGAAGCATAAATCTCATAGTTCCAATTACCAGCAGGGATATTTAATTGTGCAGGGTCTCCAGCATCAGTTAAAAAAGATACTATTAAGCCATCTCCACTTTTAGGAAAATCCACCCCTGTTCCTGTGTCAGCAGTTTTACTCATTTCGTAATAAGTAACACCACCGATAGTGCCTTGACTTGTTCCTCCGTTTAAATAATAAGAAACCGAAGAACCGCCACCGCCACTTGTAGGAAAATCAGCTAAAGTACCATCTCCCCTAATATATTGTGAAGGATAACCTGCTCCTGTTACTGCAATCGTTCCATTAGCCGTTAGAGGGCTATTAGAGACACTAAAAGCACTTGGCATAGATAAACCTATGCTAGATATTAAAGTCGGAAATGTGGTCAAATTACCAGCTCCGTTTATGTATTGTCCTGAAGTACCTGAACCATTAATTGTAATAGTTCCTGAAGTCGTTACAGGACTTGAACCTATCGTAAAAGCATTGCCACTTGTAGAAAGCCCTACGGAAGTAACTGTTCCTGTTGCACCACCTGCTCTTTGCCAAATTGTTCCACTATAAATAGCTGAATCCCCTACTGCAAAAGTAATAGGACCAGCACCAAAGTTTACTGTTCCTGCTACATTACATAAATAAACATCACCTTGATTTCCTACTCCGTTCACTAAAGTTGGAGTGTTTGTCGATGCGTTCCAAGTACCTTGATACTCCATTACAGAGTTAGGTAATTGAGATACTAATATCTTACCATTAGAATCTAATTTAGGAACACCATTAGCTACGTTAAAAGCTAAAGAACTTAAAACACCACTTGTTCCGATTATTACATCTTGTAAATCTCTTACTTTAGCACCACCAGTAATTTGGAGTTGTTGACTCATCTTTAATTTTTTTTACTATTGAAAAATCCCACGAATAAATTCATCTGCTTCTAATGCCCTTCCAAAAGTAACCACACCACTTGCACTATTAAACTTAATCTGGTCGTTTGTAGGAGTTCCTGATGTAAGTATCTCTCTTACCTCCACACCACCTCTTGTAAATCCTAGACAAGTCTTACCTATCATATCCGACCAAGTAATAGTAGTCTCGCCTCCAGCAGCCGTAGCTTGTTTCATATACACTTGTCCGTTTGCTACTACTATCACACCATTTTGATTTATTGAAGTTCCTGAAGTTGTATAAGCACCAGAACCTTGTAAACCTACTGAATAAGTGCCTATGTCCTTATAAGGAGCATTTATTTGTAAACTTGTTAAATTACAATTTCCTGCTATTATTACTAAACCATCTACTCCGTTATCAATAGCAAATTTAATGGCTATTTGAGTTCTATTTTGTTGCGTTTGTAATAAGTATAAATATCCGTAATTAGCCAAAGTTATTAATCCATCGCAATTCACACTCCAAGATGCTATGTCGTTCTTGTATTGTCTATACCAAGCACTCGTTTGACTTGTTACTTCTTTTTGGTCCACATTAACCGAGAAAGAACAATTCGTAGAACAAGCAAAAGGAATGTCCGTAGGCATTGTGGTCGTTACCTTAGCTACATTAGTTCCTTGAGTGTATAAGAAAATATCTCTTGCACCTACATTTTGAGTATAAACAGTTATTGCTATTCTATCCGTTGCATCTAAAGTAGTAGCTGGGAAAGTCAATGAGGTAGAATATAAAGTCTTATTTGTAGAAGTTAAAAAAGTACTAGAACTTGTTGCAATCGTTGTAAAAGTCGTTCCGTTGTACTTAGAAACCACAAAATAGAAAGCTGGTGAATAAGTTAAACTAAAAGTAATTGAAACATAAGAACTAAAAGTCCAAGTTCCAGCAGGAATAGATGTCATATTAGGTTTATTCACATCCGTAATAAATCTAGCTAAAACATTATCTCCTGTTGCAGTAAAGTCAGCACTACTCCCTACATTTTCAGTAGAACTGAATTGATAGTAGGAATTGCCACCTATTGTGCCTTTTGACACACCACCATTAAGATAGAATTGCCCATTGGGATTTTGCCAATAGAGAATCATATTATTACCTTGTACTTTATCTGCCATATTGCAAAGTTAAACTATATTAATATTAAATTGTGCTAACCAAAATGGACCAAGTTGACCTGAGTCTGTTATATAATTTGGGATAATAAATGCCACTATTTCAGCTACACTTACCTCAATTAACTGAACTGAGTTTAATTCATTTGCATAAGCATTTTGGCTTACTCTATTTAAAATGAATTTCTTACCATTATATGATAAATTTCCTGTAACTGTGTCCGTTGTAGTAAATACCTTATCTAAATAAACAAACCCAACATCGCTAGTATGATCTCCTAAATCACATTCCACAGTTGCTACATTCTTATTTAAGTTTCTTATGTTTTGATAAGTCATAAAAACAACCAAATCTACTGCTCCATAAGGTGTACCACTAGGACAAGATGAATACCAATTCTTTAAGAATTTGCCATCTGAAGCACATAAAACGCCTTTATTTATGGAAAATCTAGCAGTTGATAAAGAAGGATAGTTATTACCATAAGGTTGTTCAAATACTTTTAAAGTAGATTGAGTCTCATTATAAGGGTTATAATTAGCCTCTATATAACTTACTTGACTTGTTGCTCTTGAAATAACAAAGTTTTTATAATACCCACTTTCTCCACTTACATTTACTAATATTGTAAATTGTAAATACCCAAAAATTGGAACACTTGATACTATGTAAGGTGGAATTTCTTTTGATAAAGTTTCGTAATTACCAGTAGTATCAGTTATAGGTAAATTTTGTACGGAAGTTTGCCACACTCCATTTACATCTAAATATCTTGTTCCACTAGCAGTAAATAATTTAATTTGAAGTTTAGCACTAGAAAATGTATTATGTTCAAAACTTAAACTAAAAGGAACTTCTCCTATATATGGTAAATAATAATATGGAATAACTGCATCTCCATTAGAAATTGAAGCATCACCACTAGAACCTCTTGTTATAAATAATTCATCAAATTGTGAATCACTATGAGTGATAATATCAATATGTCCTGTTCCACTTGTTGATTGAATAAATCCAGTTGCATTTGTGCCATTGTTTAACTTTAAGTTTGCGTTATCACAATAGTTTAAAGCTGATTCATAAGCACCTCGACCTTGTATATTGTAAAATCCTTTCTTTAATATTTTTACTTGACTATTGTTAATAAAATGAACATTCCCATTTGCATAAGGAAGTATGTTAACTGTATTATTTAAAACACCACTACTTGTTACACTTGGAGTAGATAAAATATTATATTTTGTATAATAATTAGTAGTAGCTGCCATTTCATTCATTGAGCAAATCCACCAATCTCCATTTGATTGAAATAATCTACAATTAAATGAACTCATTATTTTACCAATAATATCATAATAAGATTCACCCATAAAATCCCTTCTATACTGATATATTTGACTAAATGGCTCATTACTTACTCCATCTTGTCTATCATTCATTCCATCTGCAAAATAAGAACAAGCCACAACTAAATTCAATACATCAGGATAACCTAATAATCTTAACCCAGCACTTATAACATTTAATTGAGTGTCTAATTGGTTAATACTATCATCTCTAACATATTCAATATTTTGAATAAAAGAAATTCCATCAATACAAGTAAAATCTGCTTGAGTTATACCTGTTGAAAATCCCATTTGAGTATAATCATTAAACATATAGCCTCTCCACATTACGCTTGTACTTTCTTTAAGTACTACATAATACTTTCTATCATCTTGACTAAGTACATTTGGGAATTGGTCGTAATCATCTTGCGTTTCTAATAATATAGAAAAGTTAAGTTGAGTAGATATAATTGTAGGATATGGATATTCCTCGTTTGAATTAGGTTGAACTATTATAGATACTGGGTTATAGGTTTTAACTATACCAACAGTATAATCTTTCTCATAAATCTCAATTACTTGGTTATTACCATTCCTTAAGATTTGTGTTATTGTATATCTTAATCCGTAAGCCATTATGCTAAACTGATTGATTGTCCTTTTAAATTTGATGCCTTTTGACTTCTATTTACTGCAAGTAATAAATCTTGACCTCTTAATATAAATTGTCCTCCATTAGAAGAATTACCACTACTCATTGCACCTGCGTTAAAAGAAGTATTTAAAAAACTAGATAATTTACTTAAGGGCATTATTGCCTCTGGTCCAGCTTCTCCTATTAATCCTAAAGATGGTCCATTAGTAACTCCACCATTTGCATTTTTGGTAACACCAAGACCCAATAAATTCATTAATATATTTAAAAAACCTCCACCTCCAGCTGCTGCACCTGCTAATCCTGTTCCACTTGTTGCAATACCAGCTTGTATATAAGCTAATAATTGTGCTCTAATAATTGCAAATCCTAAATCTGCTGCAAATTGTAATACTGATTGACTTAATGCATCAAATACATTTTCTCCCTTCATTAAAGCATCAAAAGCACTTTGTAATGAATTTGTAACACCACTTGCCATTTGACTAGCAAATTGATTAGCTTCATTATTTGCTTGTTTAAATCCATCTTTTACTTGTTTAAGAAAATCTGTTAATTCATTTTTTGTGGTATTAATTTTACCATTCATCTTTTCATCAAACATTCCAAATAAAGTACCATTACCAATATTCGCTGCTTCAGGAATTTTACTTACAAATGGTGTTTTACTTAATTGTTCTCGTGCTTGTGTTTCTAAAGATTGGTCATAAACTCCATCAGATATTAACTTAACTGGAGATACAATTTTCTTTGGTTTTGGTTTAGCAGCTTCTCTTTTTATTGTTTCTGGAGTAGGTATTAAAGTAATTTTTGCTAATGCTTTAAATGTATTAGATTGTAATCTAGCAATATCTTTTTCAATTTCTTTACCTAAAACATCATATTGTTTATTTACTTCTAATTTTAATTCATCAATTCTTTTTTGATAAGTACCCTTTCCAGCTTTAAAAAATCCTAACCCAATACCTTTATCTAATTCAGCTAATTTTGCATTTCTTTTTTCGTCATTTTTTATTTGTTCTTCATACAATTTATCTAATTGTGCAGTATTATTTTTTTCATTAGCTACTGCACTATTTTGCATTGCTGCTTGGTTTACTAAAGTAGTATAGTAAGCCTTATCTGCTCCTAATTTTGCATCTTGAATAGCTTTATTATCTGCGTATAGTTTTTTTAATTGCTTTAATGCTTCTTGTTGTTGAGTAGGTGTTCCTCCAGTAATAAGTTCAACTAATAAAATTCCTTTTGTTCTTCTTGTTTGCTCTTGACCAATTAATTTATAAATGTCTTGTGCAACTTTATTTAATTCAACTCTAAATTTTTCTAATTCATCTGTTGGTCCTTTAAAGAACTCTGAAATTTGCTTACTAAATGTAACGGCTAAAGATGAAACTACTCCAATTGCCACACCAACACCAGCAGGACCAGCTAGTCCAGAAATCATTGCTTGTAATGCTTTTTTTGTACCACCTTCAGTTGCAGCCAATCTTTGGAATGACTCAACCATAGGGTTTAAGTTATTCGCAATACCCATTATACCATAAGGAGCATCTTGAGCAATTCTTGAGAAATTTATAAGAGATTGAGAAGCATCACCCATTGGCTTACCTAATTGGCCAGCCTGTTGTTTTAAGCTATTAATTGTAGTATTTAAATTAGCTATATTTTTATTTAAATAGTTAATTTCTCCAATACTTGTAGCTTTCTTTAATGCACTTTCAAATTGGGCAAGTGTATTTTCGGCAGCTTTTAAGCTAGATTGTAACGATGAAACATCTGCATCAATGCTAATGCTAAACTTATCAAAATTTTCTGCCATCTTATTTTAATTTACTCCGTACAATTTTAATGTCCTTGTCAATTGGTCATCCGTTAACATTACCTTTTCTTCTTCATCTTCTAAATCATCAATTGCTGGTATGCTCCAAAATGACTTAATTGATTTAGGTGATTTTTCAGTTGTGTTACTTAAATATACAATATAGGCAAGGTTTCTAGTCCTTGCCCATTCGTTTAACTCTTGTCTTTCTTTACCCATTACAATAATACAAAAGTCTTTCCAAGTCATATCCCAAAACTCGTTTGGTCTTATATTGCATTCAGCAGCTTTAACTAAAATATCATCCCAATTTAGCTTTGTTAGGCTTTTTTTTTTCCTCTTTAGGAGTTCCTTGTACTGCGGTAATTGTGTTTTGCACAATATACTTTAAGTAAGCAAGTACTTGTCCTTCGGATTGAAAAATTGAGCCAATTTCATCCATCCAATCGCAAACATCGTTTTCAGTATATTCAATTTCCTGTTTATTTGTTAAACAAGCTGATTTATATCCGATATATATTAATTTAACAATAATATCTAAATCAAATTGATTATTACCTAGAACTTCAAAGTATTTGTCTATTGTGATATTTCGTTCATTACAAAATTCACGCATTGACCAAGTACCCCATTTTAATTGAATTGTGTTGTTGTTTAGTCTTAATTCAAACATAGGTTATTGTTTATGCAGTTTCAGTTTGTGTTAATGGTGGTAAAGTAACTACGAAAGTTGCAGAGAATTTAACATCATCTTTATCAGCAGCATTTACTTCAAAATCGCTAATAAATACTTGACCTGAATAAACAATATCTCCTGATGTTGGAGTTGCTTTACCCATTTTCATATTAAAAGCAGTTTTTGCAGCGTGAGCAGCATATAATTGTTGATAAGAATCCTTGCTTGGAGTTCCTGTTTCATCAATTGCAAAACCTTCACCTTTAAATGATTGAGTAAATGAAGGACCAGCTTGATATTGGTCGCCACATTTTGAAGTTGCATCAATAGTGTTAACAGTTGATGTCATTGAGTTAGTTGTAAGACAAGCAACTGGTTTAAAGGTGCTATCTCCATCTATGTCAGCTAAAAGAATATAGTCTCTTGCTGATACTTTTGTTTCTGCCATTTTATTTTAATTTTGAGTTATTATTAAATTATAAGTTATTATTGTTCTAAATATATTGTCCGAAGGTTCTAAGGCATCTAAATTTCTAATTGCACCTACCACTAAACTTGATGCATAAAACCCATTTGATAAGGTAATTGCAGTTTGTGAATTGATTGCAGTCAGTATTAAATCACTTATAGTTTCGGCTCGTTTATAGCCAAAGTTACTATTTTTTATTACAATGTCAACATCAATGGTTACCCCATTCGTATAACTGATTTTACCTTGCTCTTGAGTAGATGCTCTACCATTCATAATGATATATTCATTTACTCCATTATTAGGTGCATAACCATCATAGACAGGCAATCCACTTGAACTTGTCAAGTTGGTATAAAACCACTTTTTTATTTCAATATTAGGATTTAACATTAGCTATTACTTTTTGTATATTTTTTCTTAATACAGGAATCTCATTTTCAAATGCTGGTATTAAATAAGGTCTTGGTCTCAAGTTTATTTTTCTTATTCCTTTGCCTTTAAATTGCATTGCAAAACCTTCAAATCCAACAGGAACATTAACTAAACCACCTGTTCCAAATTCAACATAAGGAGCATATCTTAAAGCACTTCCTACTGTATAAACTATCTTATCCCCTTGATTAATTTCCTTTAATTGTATTGAATTTCTTAACATCCCATTATCAACAACAACATCTCTTTTAGCCTTGCTTTGTATGGCTAATGCTGATGCGTTTACTTCCATAGCAACCTCTTTAGCAATTTTAGGAGATAATTTACCTAATCTTTTAATAAGAGCATCTAAACCTTCAATCTTAAAAGAAATATGGTCTGGCATTAGAAGTACATTAATATTTCATAAAATCTAAACTGATTCTCTACATCCTTAATTGAATGAATTGTGTATCTTTCCCCTTCAGCATCAATTTGGTAATTATCAGTAATTGTTACATCGTATCTAATAAACAACTTAGCTGCACGAGTATAAGTTATTTGTGCCTCTTGTAAAGTTCTATTTTGCTCTTGTGGTCTAAAATCCCCAAATACAACCTCTTGTAACGCAAAGGTAGTAGTATATCCACCTTGCCCATCAGATACCCTTGTAGGCACATATAAGCCTATTTCAGAGTACATTGTATTGGCATCCACATAATTACCTTTCTTGCTTCCTATTCTCATAATATTGGGCTTATTCTTGTCCAGCGTTGACAGGCTTTCCAAGTCTTTTCACAAATACCTTTATCTGAATCTAATCCTCTATTTTCGTAATCGTAAGACACTTGGTCTAAAATAGCAATCTTTAAGTCATTAGGGATAGTTGCATATCCACAAGTGTAAGTAGCCTTTAGGTTTCTCCAAATAGGGAATTGCAATTGTGGAAATTTACCACCTACTAAACTATAATTTGCTGCTGCAATAGTATCTCCGTTTTGGTCTATTAATGATGTAAAACTATTTACTGGACCATAAGGGAGTAAGAAATTTCCATCCCAATTCGTAAACCAAACAACGGCAGTCTTAGGTATTAAACTCAATCCTGTGCCTACTTCAACTGCTTCTCTTGCTTGTTTAATCATTAATGATATTTGGTTATCATCAACGGAATTAGTTACTCTACAATACAATTTTGCCTCTGCAAGTGTAACAGGCTCGGTTACTGGTGCAGTATCGGTTAAAGTGTAATCTATAATAAAATTAGAATAAGACATATATCTTTTTTACAAATTTACTTAAATAATATGTAATAAAAAACCCCACCGATTAAGATGGGGTCTTTATATCTATAAAAGATTAGAACTA